TTATGCAAACACTTCCACCCTTACCTGAATGGGTCTCGTTAGAGCATCAGGTCGCACAAATTCTTACACAACAGGAGCAACATGGATGGTATTTTAATGAACCAGCTGCACGGGAACTTGAATCGACTCTCCGAAAAGAGTATGAAGAAACTAGTCAATTACTACGAAACAGGCATCCTTACGTTAGCGGATCAGTATTTACTCCTAAGCGAGCTAATCGGACCAAAGGCTATGTCGCTAATGCTCCATTCACCAAACTCAAAAATTTAAATCCCACCTCACGGGACCATATTGCATGGATACTTACCACACACTACGATTGGCAACCATCCTCACTGACGAATTCAGGGAAGGCGGTTATAGACGAGACCGTATTGAAAGATATTGGAACGGATATAGCTCTTCAGTTTCTGACACTACTGGATCTGACGAAAAAGTTAGGGATGATATCAGAAGGCGTGAACGCATGGCAGAAGCTTGTTACGACATCTAGTAGAATTCACCACCATTGTTCGGTAGCTACTCAAACTTTTAGAGCAGCCCATCGAGGTCCAAATTTGGCACAGGTGCCGAGTGATGAAAGATTTAGAAGACTTTTCACTGCCTCGCCTGGTCTATTCATGGTCGGGTGTGATCTTGCTGGTGTTGAGCTACGGATGCTTGCCCATTATCTTGCAAGATGGGATGGAGGTAGGTACGCAAAAGTGTTATTGCATGGTGACATACACCAAGAAAATGCTGACAAGATTGGTGTATCCCGAAAATTGGTCAAGACAATTTCCTACGCATTCTTGTATGGAGCTGGAGACCAAAAACTAGGCTTATCATATGATAAACAACTATCCCCAGAAAAGGCTAAGAAGAAAGGCAAAGAGATCCGTAAGGCTTACATCGATGCCATTCCAGGTCTTGAGAAACTCTTGGAAGGAGTACACAAAGCTAGTGAGAGAGGTTATGTACAGGGTATCGATAAAAGAAAGATACTAGTAGATTCAAAACATAAATCTTTAAACTACTTAATTCAAGGATCTTCAGCGGTTCTTGCAAAACGATGGATGCTATTAACCCATGAAAATTTACCACCAACTGCTAGACAACTTGCATTCGTTCATGATGAACTACAATTTGAATGCGAAGAAAAAGAAGTAGATGATCTCAAGTTCTTACTTGAACTATCTGCAGTACAGGCGGGTGAGTACTACAAACTAAGATGCCCTATAGCTGCAGAATCTAAATCAGGATCTACATGGGCAGATGTACACTAATGTATGAAATTATTAATCGATGCTGACTTTATCGTATATAAGTCATGTGCTGCAGTAGAAACTGAAGTTGATTTTGGGGATGATGTAATCCTTGTAACAAGTAACTTTAGTGATGCTTTAGCTGCTACAAATAGAGAACTAACCAAGATAAAAAATAAACTTGGTGCTTTCTCTGAAATGATACTGTTCTTTTCTGACAGTATAAATTTTAGGAAACAAATATTAGAGTCCTATAAAGGACACCGTAATCGTAAGAAACCATGCGGTTATAAACGAGTCATCAATGCTCTTAGAAAAGAGTATAAGGTTATAATAAAGCCTAGCTTAGAAGCTGATGACGCAATGGGAGTTTATAGTACTAAGTACCCAGGTAATTGTATCGTATCCCCTGATAAGGATATGAAACAGATACCAGGTCAACTATATAACTTAGATGAAGTATTCACAGTCAGTAAAGAAGAGGGTGCTAAATGGCATTTGATTCAAGCTTTAGCTGGCGATCAAACAGATGGTTACAGTGGAGTCCCAGGGATCGGGGTGAAACGTGCAACATCACTGTTTGAAGAAGATGGGTACAGCTGGCAAACTGTCCTTAAAGCCTTTACAGATAAGGGACTGACCGAATATGATGCTATAACAAACGCTAGACTTGCTCGCATACTCACTGCTGATGACTATGACTTCAAAAACAAACGACCAATCCTCTGGACTCCCGCCACCGATTACAAAATTAACAGTTGAACAAGAATTCAAGTTAAGACAGCTTGAAGTTACACTACCTAAAGATGAGGTTAAAAAGGAAGATATAATAACTGTCTTCCTTGCCTTACAAAAACAAAATTATGTCTTAATTAATTCACTCACCAACCTAGTTGCAAAATGGCCAAAGGACCATCATACTACCAAAGGGGTTCTACCGATGTTTGGGATTTTATTAGAGAACAAGGACTGAACTTCCATTTAGGCAATGCTATTAAATATATCTGCAGAGCAGGTTATAAGGATAGCAAGATACAAGATTTAGAAAAAGCAATTCACTATTTAGAAAACGAACTCCACCATGAAAAAGACCTTTATTTCAGAGCAAGCCAAGGAATTCCGTACCAAGTACAACCTAAAATCGTCGAGGTCGAAAGACAAGCGTTCCTATCAGAAGAATCTGATCGTAGAGGAATTTAAAGAGTTTTTAGAAGCTGAAGGTATGCTGTTTAGAAAAAACACTACAATAGAATCAGAAGCTTTAAAAGAATTAGCTGATTTAATTTATGTATGCTACCAATACGCTGAGAATATGGGTTGGTTATTAGATGAAGCTTTAGATAGAGTACACTTAAGTAATATGTCAAAATTAGATGAAGAAGGTAAGCCAGTATATAGAGAAGACGGCAAGGTTCTTAAAGGACCAAATTATAAACCACCAACTTTAACAGACTTAGTTTGAAATGACCGCAGAACTTATCTCCCGCACTGGTCGGGTCCAATCATGGTTGGATAACCCAGAATCAAGACTTCCAGTGAGTTGCACTGTATTTGTCGTTGAGGACTCTATGGAGGGTCCAGAGGGCATTGAGGCTAGCTGGAGATTCGCTTCTCATGCATTAAGACATGGGGCAGGGTGTGCAGTACACCTATCTAAATTACGTCCTAGAGGACACGAGAATGGTAAAGGCTTAACAGCTAGTGGTCCAGTCTCATTTGCTAAAATTTACTCTACATTAAATGAAACACTTAGAAGAGGTGGCGTCTACAAGAATGGGGCTATTGTGGCTCACATGGATATTGACCATCCCGATGTTATTGAGTTCGTGCAAACTCCCAGATCTGAACTCCCTTGGATCAAAAGGTGCATCGACCTTGATGGAAAACTCTGGAATCAAACAGATGCCAGAACTAAAGATGCCATCCTCCTCGGGATCAAGTCAGGAGACATTTGGCTTAACAAAATAAAGTACGATAATAATGGAAAACGCATCTACGGGAACGTGTGTCTTGAGGTTTACCTGCCCTCACGAGGCACATGCTTGTTACAACATGTCAATCTCAGTGCCTGTACAATCGATGACATCGCAACGGGTTTCACTGAAGGTATGCTCGAGTTGTGCGAGCTCCATAGTCGCACAGGTGTCGGAGCAACTGGAGAATACTTGCCAGCTTCTGACGACAGGCAAGTCGGCTTAGGTATGCTTGGTTTAGCAAATCTACTAAGAAAATATAAGGTAACTTATGAACAATTCGGTGTAGCATTAGCTAAAAGAATAAATGGTGGTATACCTGAGACAGTAGCTGATGCTATTGTACAGCAATTAGAGAAAGGTATTGAATTAGCTGCTGAAATAGCACGGGAACACAATATGGTAAGAGCTTTTGCTATAGCTCCAACAGCTTCATGCTCATATAGAAGCAAGGACTTAGATGGTTTTACATCTACTCCTGAAATAGCACCTCCAATCGCTCGCTCTGTAGATAGAGATAGTGGTACATTTGGAGTTGAGCACTATGATTATGGTGATGTAGAGATTGCCAGCGAGGTCGGTTGGGACGCATATAGAAGCGTTACCGATGGCATCGTGACATTATTAAATAACACGGGACTTCTTCATGGCTACAGCTTTAACTCTTGGAGTGATGTTGTAGAATACGACAGAGAATTCGTTGAAGAGTGGTTACTTTCACCTCAAACCTCCCTTTATTATAGCCTTCAAGTTATGGGAGACGTACAAGATAAGACTAATGCATATGCTGCTTTAGGTGAAGATGACGTTGAAGATTACTTGCAGGACATTTTACAAAAAGATGAATTAACCTGCGATTGTCAAGAATAATGAAAGACCCTTATGTTAAATTACTCAATAGAAAGAGAACATGGACTCCAATCCAAACCACAGCTGGTAAGCTTAAGGATGGAGCCGAAGAAACCATCTTCCGTGCGCTTGCAATACGGCATATGGAGCTACCAGTTGGCGAATTTGTTACAGAGGCACTTGAGAAGGGTGTTCCCGACTCTGCACGAGTACTTCTAGAATCCAATGTTAAAGATGAAATCAAACATGATCAAGCCCTGGGTTACATAACAAATGCCCTGGGTGTTGATTCACAGTCAGAATATGAGGCTCTTAAGCTGAGAGATGCTTGGGAGGCTCACCCTGACCACACAATATTAAAAGCTTTAGTAGCAGAACGTGCAATTTTCTTTGTTATCCTACCTTTTTTTAGGTTCTGTGGTGATGCTGGTCTTAGGACGACCTCGGCAGATATCTCAAGAGACGAGCAGATTCATGTTGCCTGTAATTCTCTCGTATGTGCTGATATGGGTTTACGGTGGAGTAATTCTCTGGACAAACTTAGGAAAGCCACGATTAATTGGATATTCCAGCCTCTAGGTAGAAATACCTACGATAAATATTTGGACAAAAAATTCTGGCTCGATGCTAGTGATCGGTTAATGTATGAAGGTAAAGCACCTGAATTTTCTGAGACACAGCGAGCTAGAATGCC